TTGTCCGTAACCAAGAGGAGCCCATGATATTACAGGGACTCTAAATATTTCGTTGTCAAGTGTTGTATCTGTATCATCTAATACCTTGTTGCTAGTCCCAAAAGCAACATATTTAATAACTAAATCAGTATCATCATACAAAGCTTTTATAATTTCAGTTAAGGCAATATTTGTTATTCTATTTTTAATTACTGTTAGGCCTGTTCTGCTGCTGACTATTTTAATTGTTGCTCCCCAGCCTAATTTTTCTTTAACTTTCAATTTTCACACCTCTTAAGTTTCATTATATGTATCAGTGTCAGTATATCTACCTGGGTATAGCACACCGCCTGTATTAGGGTCTACATTTGGGTATAAATCATTTGCAGGATAAAGACATAACAATGTATCTAATGTAATAGTGCCATCCCAGCCAAATAATTCTTTGCTTCTTATTTGCTGGATTACTTCTTCGGATTCTCTTAACGTATAATCTTTTGCAGATGCTAACCACTTTTTAAAAAATGTTACCCATCCATCGAAAGCATTGCCAGAAATAAATGTATATTTTTTCAAAAGTAATCTTCCACCTGTATTAGTTATAACTTTTTTGATTAACAAATAACTTTCATTTTCAATATTAAAAGAAGGAAATGTCATATCACAAATAGAATTCATATCAATATCTAAAGTATTAGATGAGAATTCTATTGCATTTTCTATTTTTGCATATTTTTGCAACAAAGCACTTATTTTATTTTCAGCTACACTTACGCCGTCTATGTTTGACCCATCTTCTATATTTTCATATATTCCAGAACCGCCTTCTATTTTAGTTCTATTAGTAATTCCGTCATAATCTTCTCTAACTAAATCAAATTTAAATTGCCCTATATATTTTACAACTACAAAAAAAGTTGGGTCTGGATTTGGTGCATTAGTTGGGTCTTTACTTATAGTATTACTTCCTTTATTCCAATAATACCAAACTAATCCCTCGCTTAATCCACCAATCCCGACATACGTAGGGTCAACCTGGTAATATCCATTAAGTGGGTCATCTTTTAAAACATTTATATCATCAGTAACCCATATTTCAGGTTTGCTATCGAGAGGTAATCTAACTGTGAATGCATTATCGCTGTCTGGTGTTGGTGTAGCTTTTTCTGTCAATAAAGATGTAAGAGCATTAACTTTTTTTAATATTTGTGTATTTCTATAATTGTTTCTATTATCACTATACCTCAAACTTTCAAATAAATAATCAGAATGCTCTTCTACGATATCAGGACCTGTTATATTTCCTCTTTCTTTAAAATAAAAATATTTATTATTATCTATATTCCATTTATACCCTATTAAATCAGATAATTCGTCAAAGACATCCTGTGCTTGTGCATAGCTACAATTTATAGCTACTTCATTCGTAATATTATCAATAGTTTCATCATTATACAAAATATTATCATCAGCAAAATATTCATCTATGATTTTTTTGATTATATCTGATATAGGTTGTTTATAATATATACCATTAATATATCTTTTTTCAGCCAAGAAATTCCAATCAGTAGCTACTATATCAGCTGCTTTATAAGTACGATTTATTTTTCTTCTTTTTAATTCATCCAATTGCCCACCAAATATAAGTTTGCTGTCTTCATAGACTTCTACTTTTGTTCCAATTTCATACTCTGTTATTATATAATTTACATTTCCTCCAGTTCTATCTATAAGAACAAAAGACAAAGTTTTTTTATCATTTTCGTCTATATAAATATTAAGGGTACCATCTTTTACCACTACATTTTGAGGTAAATATTCATTTTTTAATTTAACAGTATAGGACATTTTAAAATCTCCTTCCTGTTTGCTTTTGAACAACATTTTTCATTTTTGTCAAGAGGTCATCCATGTCTCTTACGCCTTCAAAATACATATCGCCATAAAAATTAACCCCACTATTATTATTATTTGTTGTAATTCCACCGCCAATTCCAGCTGTATCTAAACTTAGATTATTTAAAAAGCTATCATCAATAACAGCAGCAGCTTTGTCTAAACTTGTTTTAATAGGACCAGCAAAATTAAGTTTATGTAAATCTTTTAGCGGTCCAACTTTTGCAGGAGATGAAGGGAAATGGTCTCTTACTATTCTAGCTGCTTGTGCAGCTGCTTGAGCAAGATTCCAAAACATAGATACAAGTCCATCTATTATATTAGATACTATACTTTTGCCTATTCCTTTCCAATTTATTTCACCAATACCATTAACAATTCTTTTTGCAATTTCTCTCCCTGTTGCTAATAATGCAATAACAGCAAATTGGAAAGCTCCTATTGCTATATCAACTATTAATTTCCCTAATTTTTCTGTAAAGTCATCTTTTTGGTCTTTTGTGCCATCGGATAATTTTTTTACAATATTTTTGCCAGTATTTTTAATTTCTTTTTTATTAGCAAGATTAGAAAACCAATTTTTTATACTTTGCCACCAACCTTCCAGCTTTTCTTTAATTTTTTCTTTAGTATTGATAAACCACGTTTGCATAGTTTCCCACCATTTAGCTAGTCCTGTTTTAATTTTTTCTGGAGCTTCAGAAAACCATGTTCTTATAGATTCTCCCCACTCTGAAAATTTAGTCTTAATTTTTTCTCTTGTTTCTTCAAACCATGTTCTTATAGAATTTCCCCATTCTGAAAATTGTCTTTTATTTTCTTCATTTTGTTCTATCATCCATTTTACAATAGCTTCTTTCCATCCAATTAAAGCATTAACAATATTGTTTGGCAGTTCTTCAAACCAATCAAGTATTAATATTTTCCATTCAGCCAATTCATTATTAATATTTAATTTTATTTCAACAAGTTTTCTATTAAAGTTTTCTTTTAATGTATTTAACCCATTTTTTATTGTATCTGGCAAATTTAAAATAAATTCTCTAAATGATTCTCGCCATTCATTTAATTTTTCTTTAATTGAATCTTTTATATCATCAAGCTTTTCAGAAATTTTTGTTTTTAAAGCATCAAGAAGTCCAGCTGATATAGTTATAATTTTATCTAAAACTTTAGATACTATATCTTTTATTCCTTCCCATGCGCTTTCCCAATCTCCTTCTATTAAATCACAAACGACTTTTATTGTATCTCTTATTAAGTAAACTACATTTTCTATAATTCCTAATATAATATACCAAGCATTTTCAGCTATTTTCATTATCTCATCACCGTGCTCAGCCCAAAATTCTTTAATTTTATCTAATATAAAGAAAAATGTATCTTTTAATTCTGCAAATATTTCTTTTGCTGCATCTTTTATTTTATTCCATGTACTAATAACTTTTTCTCTAAATTCCTCATTATTCCTATATAAATCTACAAATGATGCTATAACAGCAGCAATAATGCCAATAATTATTCCAAATACTTCTACAACCATTAATCCACCAACTACTATAGCTGCAAGTGCCGGTCCTCCAATTGCTGTTATAACTCCGCTTAATGTAGTTATAGCAGTTCCAACAGCAGCGATAACACCTCCGATTGTGCCAATAATTATGCCTAATCCTCCTATTGCTGGACCAACTACTCCAGCAATACCTAAAAATCCAAGTATTGTTTTTTGTGCCCATCCTGGCATTTTAGAAAATTTATCACCAATAAATTTCATAACATCATTTAATTTTTCAAACACTGGTATTAAGAAAGCTTTTATGACATCAAAAACCTTTATAGCTGTTGATTGCAATTGAGCCAATGATTGATTCCATTTAAAATCAACTGTCTCACTAGCAGCTTCAAAAGCATCATCCAAAATTCCTGTTGAATTAGCAACTTTATCAAATGTCTCAATGTTAGAATCAAGATTAGAGCCCATTAAATCAAGGACACCCATAAGTGCTCTAATATTAGGGAATACGCGTGCCATAGCTTCCTCACCATATTTATTGGTGAGTTCCTTGAGTTCCATCAATGCACTTAATAAGCCTTCTTCCTTGATTTTTTTCCTCAGTTCAGAAGAACTTGTCCCCATAGCCGATAGCTGGTCTTCTGCTTGTTTTGACGGTTTTATTAAGCCAGCCATAATTCCCTTTAATTGTGTAGCTGCTTCGGCTGCATCTGTACCTGTTTTTGTCATAGCTGCTTGTGTAGCTGCAACCTGGTCAAAGGTTACTCCCATTTCAGATGCTAAAGGCAAAACCGCTCCCATTGTTGCCGCTAATTCTGATGCTTCGGCTTTACCTTCTCGAACAGCAGAAGTTACTATGTCAGTAGCTTGTGCAGCTGACAAATTTTCTTTTCCATAAGCATTCATAGCTGACGTAACTAAATCGGCTATAGTTTTAGTTTCGCCTAATCCAGCCGCAGAAGCTTTCCCTGCCATTTCTAATACTTCCATAGCTTCTGCTCCTCTTATACCAGCAGATGTAACAAAAAATAATGCATCTGCCAACTCTCGAGGAGCTTTGCCAAGTTCAGGGGCTAATTCTAATATGTCTTTGCCCCATGCATCGACCTGGTCTCTAGATACTCCAACTAAACCAACAACTTTAGATAATTCTGATTCAAAATCTTTGCCAAATTTGAATACAGCAACAGCAGCACCAGCCAAAGGAACTGTAACATATTTTGTTAAGTTAGCTCCAAAATTAGCCATAGTTCGTCCAAAGGATTGAAACGTCGATCCAATTCTTGTAATAAAAGTAGAACCCATTGAATGGGCACTATTTAATCCTCTTTGGAATGGTCTTGTATCTGCATTAATTGGAGCAACAACTTCACCAACTACAAACATTTTTACACCTTCACTTTATTCATATTATCAAAAATATAATCATCATCCATATTTACAAAATTTCTATTTTCTTTATTTTGTAAAAACCTATAATATGCTGACGACTCCGGCAATTCTCGGACTAAAACTAAAAATCTTCTCCAAGAAATTAAATTATTTTCATGTGCATGATTTAAATTAATTTTATAAAATCTTAAAAAATCAGCTTCAAGGCTTCCCCATGCCCAAATAATTATCCTTGGCTCAACATTT